CCATCTTCGACTACCGTAGGATTCGAACCTTTTCCAATGGATTTCTAGTCCATCTCCTTAACCACTCGGACAGGTAGCCTCTCATTCTATTTATTGTATAGTAATTATATTATGGTATGTATTGACCTATTATGTAATGGAACCATTGCATGGCTCATGGGATTTATGGGCAATTGGTTATGCGATATGTTTGGTATAGAATCTGTAAGACCTCTATTCTTCTTTGGTTTCGGCTGAGGAATCCACTTTAGCTTCCGCCTCCTTTTGTAAATTGTATTCAACAACCTTTTTGTTGTATTCATTGGTTTCTTCTTCAGTTGCAACTTCACGGCTCTCGAAATCAACCGTCTCTTTAACACCAATTAAATTTCCTTGTTCATCAATGGTTTGTGTAAGAACATTGCCACTCTTTTGTGCCAATTTGATGTTCTCCTCAATCGCCTTCTTCTTGGATTCCTTTACACGGCGCTCGAATTCCTCCTTGGCTTTTGCCTCGTTCTTCATTTTCTCGTTGTGGAGTTGGTTTAATTCCTCCTCCATGAATTCAACACGCCCGGTTTTGTATGCATCCGGGTCCCAAGGTAACCAAACACCTACGGGTCCAACCAATATGTCGTGGTTGGGGTCCAAATCACGGATTTTCTTGCATTTTAATTCTGCCTCCTCTTGAGTAGGAAACACACCGCGAATTTTTAATCCTCTTACGGATGTCTGGAATTGATTGACTTTCTGGAATTTCTGTGTGAGAACCTCCTCATTTTTATCCAAGAAATTCTTGTAATCATCTTCGACAGTGTTATCTTTTATGCGAACACCTTCTTCTTCTATGAATTCAGTGTAATCCTTGATAATGCTCTCGGAATCCAAACCATATTTGTAAGAAATAAATTGAATGAAATCCAACAACTTGTCCATCGATTTCTTGAAATCCCACTGTTTGACAAACTCATCAAACATGAATATCTCGCGTCTTTTTAATATTTTTTCGGGGGAAATAAAAGACAAACAAGCGAATTTTTGTCCGGCAATCGGTGGGTCCTCGTCACACAAATCAATATATTTAGGATTTATTTGCCCATTTTCTAAAATCTTTCTTTCAAAATCTGACATCTATGTTTTCGTATATATATCTTTAGACAGATGTTATTTAAGTATTTTTATACATATTTCATTTATTCTATTTTTTTTATTTTTTTTTATTTACATAGTATATAAATTATGAGTGCCACCTTTGATTTTCCTGAGCTTATTAAAAGAGCGATTAAATACATCGTAGAAGGTATTATTGTAGCCCTTGCTGCTTACACTATTCCTAAAAAATCATTGAACGTTGAGGAAGTTGTCATTATTGCTTTGACCGCCGCTGCCACATTTAGCGTTCTTGATGTTTTCATCCCATCCATGGGATCATCTGCAAGAACTGGTCTTGGAGGTGTTCTCGGTGCCAACTTAGCTGGTGGTCTTAAAATCATTGCATAAATTCCCGGATGCAGGAACACATGTCTATACACTGACCGATAGTCACTTGTACGTAGAAACGCGTGTTCATTGAATGTATCGAATCTGTGTGTATAATAATATACACATGCCGGGTTGTGTAATCATTTGTAAAAAATTGATATTGTATTTTTTACAAATTGTATTCCTCACCTCTTATTTATCCTATCCATACCATTATCCAATGAAACAAATGTATCCCAAAAGTTTCGGTTGTTCTAAAAGTGGCAAACAGTATGAATACCTTGTTCATGCAATTGTCAAACAGGTACAACTCAATGGAACCCAGTTTAATACACAATGCCCAGAAGATTTAGGAGGGTGTGGGGCTGACCATGATATTCTTTGCAATGATGGAGAACATTCCGTTCCCATCGAAATTAAAAAAATAAATACACCCGATTGGATGCAATGTTCTATCAAATATAATTCTGAAACGGCACGATGGCAAGGGAGTCACCGAAATAAAATTCCGGAAAAATCCAAACACATATTTGAAAACTTGTTATCCACTGTCTCGTTATTCAATGGTCAAATACCGCCATTTATGTTACGTGATATTACACATACCGAGTGGCTACAAATCAAAAAAGAAACCACGGATTTCAATGATGCGTATATCGAATGCCCACGGGATACTATCCAACAGTTGTATTTTCATAAAGGATGTGTATATATTCAGATTTCGGAAAAAGGTCTGTATCATTTAGGCACTGACCCATGTAATTTTGGCGTTCCAGAATTCCTGTGTGACCAACAACTGCGAGTTCGAACCAAAGTACACGCGACCAACAATAAAAAAGGATTCTGTAACTTATCTGTAACTATTGCTTGCCAACCGAAATCCCCGAAAATTGCGGATTTGCCAATAAGTCCATATAGTTTGGATGATGTATCTCGATTACCTGCGAACCTAACTTCGGTTTCAGACCCGAACATTACCGCTTTACCATAGTGTTTGTAGTTATGTTTGTGTTTGGCGGGAGAATGACGATTTCAGAGGATTCCTTCGTTTTATTCATTCCATAACTCCATTGTGTTTCTACGATGGTGCAGTCAATATATAAATTGCGTATAAATGGGCAGTCATTGTAGGTGAGTATCCAATTTTTTTTTGTTTTCAAGAGGTCAAACAATTCTATGTGATTAAACTGTTCATGCATGTCGCCGTTGTTTCCATACAGGTTGGATTTTGATTTTTCGAGATAATAGGGTGGGTCTAAAAATAGAAGAGCGGTTTCACTCGCAAACATCTTCAGAATAAAATCCGTAAAATCCATGTTATAAATATCCAGGTTGTCGAGACGGAGAGCTTGAATACGGTCAATGGACGATGGTGTGAAACGCTTAGCAGAGGCTTCTTTTGAAAATCCACCGGACAAAGTCGCACCACTAAACGAACAACGATTGATAATGAAATAGTATATAGCCTGTTGTAATGTGTTCGTTGTCGTCAGTATCATTTTTCTATATTCCGTGAATTCCTCTTTGGTGACGAGGGGGATTTTTCTCAATTCATCACACAAAAGATTTTTATTTGTTTGGACTTGTTTCCAAAATTGATAGAGTGGCTGAAATTTGTCGTTGACAATGAGACACATACCATAAGTATTCTGTAAGTAGAATTCAAAGGAACCGCCTCCGAAAAAGGGCGATACGAGTGTGTCAAACAGATTCATATCATAGTGGTTTGCCAATATTTCGTGTAAGACTTTGCATGCTCGGGTTTTTCCACCCGGATACCGGAGAGGCGATACATTTTTTATTTCCATGGATTATGGTGCTGTTGTGGATATTGTAATGTGGGGTATATACATATACTATTACAAGACCCTTTTATTTCAATTTTGCAGAAACAAAATAAAGGCAATCGTTTATTTTGTTTATAATGTCAGATTTATTAGGCGAAACTCCAACCACCGCATTTTACGTAGTAAATTACAAAGATGATGTTCGCAGAAATAAAATGATACGACGAATTAAATCTGTAGGATTAGATGCACATTTTGTAGACCCGGTTTCCACCCAAGACCCTCGTATTCGGGACCAACCCATTTCGGATTTTCAAAAACGAAATTGGTCGATTTTCTTTCAACACGTCGATTGTATGCGCAATTTTTATGAAAATACTACATATGATTACTGTATTATTGCAGAGGATGACGTCATGATTTCACGCAGATTATCCGAACAACTGCCACACATTATTCATTTGTATAACAAGGCTGGGTTGGATATGTTACTTTTGAGTTATTTGTGGCCTTTTGAACTCCAGGAAAACGGATATTTTCCAGTGTTGGAACGGGAAACGTTGGCTGGTGAAGAATACAGAATTCATGGGTATCCGGATGATTTGTGGGGAGCACACATGTATTTTATTTCTCGAGCACATGCAAAAACCATGATAGACCGATACACCCCGGAGTATGCGATACAACAAACAGAAGAAAAACCGTTTTGCACCGATTGGCAATTTACCAAATTCGGAAGACGCGGATTAATTGTTCCTATGGTGGGGGTTGAAGAAGGTGAAGTAAAAACTGACCATCAAGGACAAATCGACTTTCATCGAATGTGTTTTGAATACAACTATCATCCCAACAAGTTCCTATAGGTATTCGTATTCGTATTCGGGATTCGATAGTATGGTTTCCGCTGGTCCTTTTCTTCTGAATTGGATGAAATTTATTGTGTAATATAATCCTACAGAATGAATTTATTTGAAACAAATATATATAGTAATCACATGAATTCATTGATGTTTAGATATGACAACGATTCTGATTATAGCGAAGAAGACGATGATTCAGAATTCGAGGAAAGTAAATCATTGGATTCTGGAGAACTAATGTGTAGGAATATTGACCCAGCCTTAGCTAGATTGATGGGAATAATAATAATAGAAGAACAAAAACAAGAAATTACTTGGAAACCACCCGAGAAACCCGGTTTAGATAATAGTGATGGCATATCTTATTCTTATTGTTTGAAAAATTATATGGGAATGGCTGAAATCAACTTTTTCAAAAAAATCAAACACGATATACGCAACTACCAAAAATTATCTGACAGACAGTTGGATTATATTAAAGATTTGAATAACCATGATAAGTTTGAACTCATTGAAATATACAATGAAATACTGCAACAAAGAGAACATGCCCAACATAAATAGGTGTATTTCTAACGGGCTAGACCGTAGGAAAAAATTCCCAATCCAACTCCATACACACATTCTTCCATATCATATCTTGTTCCAACTGTTTTTCACGGTCTTTCATCATTGGAATATAAGGCAAATATTGTGTTTGATTTAATAACACACACAACTGATATAATGTATACGTATAATTGAAAAAATTCCGCCGGTTTTTCGGGCAGTGCATTGCCCATGGTTTCTGGATTTCGATAAACAACACACACAGTGTCTCGTGTAATTCTTCATTCATAATCGGTGGTTTGATACCGAAAATCGAATTAATATATTGAATGTGCTCAAAATATTTATTAAATCCCAGTTTCTGCAATATTTCTCGCATTTTGTTGTAATTGATTTCGCTGTAGTTTTTGATTCTCTCTTTTTTAATCCGTTCTCTAATTGCTTCAATCACATTGTCGGGTATTTTGGTGGTTTCCTTTGCCTGAAATTGTGATAAAATTTCTTTGAAATGGTTCAGACGAATATATGCTGTGTAAGATACTTCATTGGGTGGTTCTTTATTTGTAGGTTTCGAGGAATCCACGATATATGTAATAAACTTGCCGCATTCTTTATTATTACAGATTAATATTCCTTCTTCTTCCTGTGGAATCAACTCACCTGTATTACAATATTCACATACATCGGAAACAACCATATAATCATTGATATTAATATAGTCATTTGTGACATTACGCCAATAAGACTGATATATTTTACGGGATTGATTGTATTTCTCGGAAATGGGGTTGGAGGATTCGTTGTTCTTGGCATTGATTTTGAAAAATGCATTTAATACATTTGTATTCTGTTTGCCTCCTCCTGTAGATATATCTTTCTTTTGTTCGAAATAATCAAAGATGCATTTTGAATTTTCCAGAAAATATTCCTTCTCTTGAGAACAATAGATTTTAATGTCCTTTTTTTTCTGTTTGATTTTGTCTTTGGTTTCCATGTATTCATCAATTTGAGAGATATTTAGGGTTTTTAAATACAGCTTGAGGTTTTCAATATCGTCTTTTAATTGTGGAATCACCACTGTCTTGTTTTGATGAAACACATTCAACATTTCGGTGTGTTTTTTATCGATTGTGTTTGCATTTTTCATTCCACAACTGTAATATATTTTTATATAAATTCGATTGGTTTTTCTATATATTTTGCACACAGATTAAGTTTTTGTTCTCGTTTTCGTTTTCGTTTTCGTAAATATTTGCGATTCAATATAATAAAATAGTGTATACTCAAAAAGAAAAGAGAACATATGATGTCATTTATTCAAAAAGAAAAAACAGATGAAATTCATATGTCAAAAGGACACTTTCAGAAAATGGTATTTATTATGAATGCACTTGATAAAGGATGGTCTGTCAAAAAAATAGAGGACTCTTATATTTTTACCAAAAAACATGAGGGGAAAAAAGAAGTGTTTCAGTCTGACTATTTAGATAAATTTATTGAATCCAATATGCATTTGAAATAGGGGGAGAACTGACTATTCAAAACTCGTGACATAATATTACATTCCGATGATATTATTATACAATAACACGATATATGGTATAAATATAATATATAAAATATTATTTGTATAATTCATTGAGTGGGGGTCTTTTTTATTATTTTTGGAATTTGTGTATTTTTGTGTATTTTTCTGATTTTTTTTTCTTTAGGAAGTATATATATAATATGGGTGGAGCTCTCATGCAATTAGTCGCCTATGGCGCACAAGATGTTTTCCTTACTGGAACACCAGAGATTACCTTCTGGAAAGTGTCATACCGCAGACACACAAACTTCGCAATGGAATCCATTGAACAAACATTCTCTGGACAAGCCGATTTTGGAAGACGTGTAACTTGCACCATCTCAAGAAATGGTGACCTTGCTTACAGAACTTACCTTCAAGTAACTCTTCCTGAAATCAACCAATCTATGGCTTCTTCAGTTGCCGGTTCTGGTGTCTATGCCAGATGGTTAGATTTCATTGGTGAACAACTTGTTGCTCAAGTTGAAGTTGAAATTGGAGGTCAAAGAATTGACCGTCAATACGGTGACTGGATGCACATCTGGAACCAACTTACCATGTCTTCTGAACAACAAAGAGGATACTTCAAACTCATTGGTAACACCACCCAACTCACCTACATGACTGACCCATCCTTCGCTGGTATTGCTGGTCCTTGCGCTGCTTCTGGAGCCCCTACTCAAGTATGTGCTCCTCGCAATGCTCTTCCTGAGACCACTCTTTACATTCCTCTTCTCTTCTGGTTTTGCAGAAACCCTGGACTTGCC